TCAAGCAGATGAAGTTGATTTCAAATTGAACGATGAACCAATCACCAAAAGTGGTGGTTCAAGGATGAACAAAAGAGCAAGAGCAGGTGTAATGAAACCTACTGGCTCAACTAGTGCAGATGCAGACTTACAACAATTGACCTGGTACTTCTTAGCGTACCTCGACAATTACATATGCACCGAAGGAGACACACCAGCAACTGGCCACACACAAACCTACATCCACGAATTCTACGGTGGAGAAGGAAAAGAACTCCCATCATTCCGTGGAATAGCAGTCTACGATATGCTCAAAAAATACTTGTATGGTTTACTATGTGATGGAATGAGCTTAGAGGTAAGTGATGAGAGTATGACTGTTGGTGCTGACTGGATCTATAAGACTGAGAAAGCTGGTATCATTGGTCAGTCTGGTGAAACTTTCACCCGTCCTGATGAGTTAACCGCAGAACAAATATTCATCATGTTCTACGATGTCAGCTTAAAACTTAACAACTTACCATTAGATGGAGTAAGCACCGCATTCTCATTTAGCGGAAGCAACAACCACGATGTAGACAAGAGTATCGGATTAGGAAGCCGTTACCCACAGAAACGTGCTACTGCTGGTAAAAGGGAGAATGAAGTTTCCATTACTACTACTTTGACTAGTGATACTGTCCGTTCAATTTTGGATGCTCAGTATGGTGAAGTCGGAGCATTAGAACCATCCAGTTGTAAGTTATTGCAATTGCCATTAGAGGTTAACATTGCTCATTGTGAAGACTCCGACATATATTGTAAGATTTTATTCCCTAAATGTACTGTGAATGTGGAGTATAATATGAGTGGTGTGGATGCAGTGGAAGTAACCATGACATTAGAGTCTTTAGGCAGTTCAACTGTGGAATTAGCAGACGGCACTACCGAAGTGGAAACCGATATGTACGTAAAACTTGTAAACTATCAAGAAGAAATCACCCCAGCAAACTGATTTCTTCTTTATTTTTTTTCTTAAATGATTATTAGTAGAGGGATGTGATTTTTTTATGAGTAACCTTGAAATGATAAGTCGCTTGACTAAGGGCATTGAAGCAACCGAAATCATCACTGTTAATGGTGAAGAAATAGAGATTAGACCATTAACCAGTGGAGAATTATCAGAATTGCAAACCATTGAGAAGAAGGGTTTTGTGATGAAGGTTGGTGTTGGTGCAAAGGGCAAAAGGACAAGTGTGGAAACCAGTAACACCGATGTTGACATTAATGCTGGTGATTTCACTCATTACCAATCCGAAGCATTATACAAGGCAGTAGCCTACGGATTAAGCGTTAATGGTGAGAAGATAAAACCAGAACAAATACAAAACCTACCAACTGGTGTGCCAGAACAAATCTTCAACGAGATTGTAAGGATAAGCAACTTGACTAATAATGATTTAACAATTATCAAAAACTTTCGCAAAGAGCAATGAAGGACAAATCCTTTACGAACAATATAAGGCTGGCATAATAAAGGCTCCATCGTTTTGGATGCAAACATTGTGTCAGCAAACTTTTTTTAGCATATGTGCAGCTGAAGACATTACTTATCGTAGGAATTTGGATGTTAAGTTAACTGCTCTGTGCGAAGCGAACGGGATAAAATTCAAAACAAAAAAGTAAGAGGTAACATATGGAAGAAGAATTAGAGGTTATACTCCGAGCAGTTGATGATGCTTCATCTACATTCGAGAGCGTAGCAGACTCTGCAACCGAGATGGGAGAATCCATAGAGAATGTAGCCTCTGATGGCAATGCAGGACTAGGCAATCTTCAAGAAAGTGCAGAAGAAGCAGCAAGCGGTTTAGGTGATGTTCAAGGAAGTGCTGAAGATGCTGGTTACAGTATGGAGCAACTTATTGATTATTGCCAAAATATGTATACTGGTAAAATTGAGGAACTTGCTAATGAAACTGAAAGGGCCAAAGAAGAAAGTGATGAAGCAGGCAATTCATTCTCAAACTTATCCAACATATTAGAGGGTATTGCTGGAGCAGAAATCTTTAACAAGTTAGCCGATACCCTTTGGAGTTTTGCAGATAAGGCTGGTAGTTTTGAAGACTCAATGATGAGAGCAAGGCTCGAAGCCGAAGGTGCAGGCATTAGCGTTAATGAGATGACCGACACTGTCAGTGAATTGTCAAGGGTTACTGGTCGTGCAGGAGGAGAAATCCGAGAAAGTTTCATTAAGGCTACTGCCAGGGGAATCACTGATATGGGCAGTTTCAAGCAGATGATGATTGGAGCAGGAGCCCAAGCAACATTATTAGGTACTGATATTCAATCAATGGGCGACAAGTTCTCAAGCATGGCTATGCGATCAACACTCATGGAAAGACAACTCGCTAGTACTGGTATCACTATGGAAGAACTCGGTACTGCTATGGGTATGACTGGTGCTACTGCGGATGAGGTTAAGGCCAAATGGCAAGAACTGGACACTAACCAAAGAGCAGCCGCACTTGGTATGGCCGCAAGTATGAACGAAGGACAAACTGCCAACGAAGAATATAAGAAGAGTTGGGCTGGACTACAGGAACAATTGGATATTGCTAAAGGCCGATTGGAAAGGTTGGCTGGTGAAGTCTTATTGCCAGTACTGATACCTGCTTTGGAAGTTGCAGGGCGTGTGTTGAACTGGTTAGGAGATACCATTAGTATGGTTATGAAAGGACCACTTGGTGGTTTGATTAGTGTGGTTGGTGCTGCGGCTGCGGCATTTGCATTGGCTGTACCTGCTTATATGGCTGTTAGTGGTGCTATCACTTTACTGACTGCTACTGCTATTCCTGCGGCTACTGCTTTATGGGCTATGGTTGCTCCATTATTACCATTCATCGCGATAGGTGCAGCGGTAGTTTTAATCATTTATGAGATAGGTAAAGCGTTTGGCTGGTGGACTGATGTTTCCAGTATGATAGACAGCATATGGGCTGGAGTTATGAGATTATGGTCTGCATTCATTAATCATCCTGATGTGCAATCATTCTTATCTGCTTTGGCTATTGCTTGGAATTGGTTGGTGCCAGCAGTTACTGGTGTAGTTAATGCGGTGCTTAGGTTCTTCGGTGTGTCCAGTAGCAGTAAGTTTGACTTTGTAAGGGCTTTGATTGATGCTCTTGGTGGTGCTTGGAATCAAATGACATTCCCTATCCGTTTAGTAATAACTGTTGTTAAATTATTCATAACTACTATGGTGAATGTATCCAATCGTGTCAAAGCAATAATCAATGGTATTAAAAACCTATTTGCCCGTTTGCCTGGTGCTATCCGTGGAGCGATTAGTTCCCTTGTGGGTATATTGACTGCTCCGTTCCGTGCAGGTTACAATGGTATTAAAGGAATAGTGAATAGCATTAAAAGTGCTGCACACAGCATAACAAACATTAATATTAGTGGAGTTACAAGCAAATTGACTGCCCCATTCCAAAAAGCATACAGTAATATTGTGAACTGGGCTAAAAAGACTTACAGTGATGCTCAAAGTTGGTATAACAGTATTAAACCTAAAAGCAGTGGTGGAGCATATGGGTTCGACCTTGAAGGAATGTTAGCAGAATTAACCAGCGGTTCAGCATCAAAAATTTACACTAGTAGTAATGAAAGTTTGACTCTTGATCATAATATTAATTTCAGTTTTGATTTCACTAATTTGCCTGAGGGTACTAGTGAGGAGACTCTTGTGGCTATGTTAAGGTCTGCGATAACTGATAGGTCAGTGATTAATAGTCTTGTTAATAGTCCTGATTTCCAGTCTTTGGATGGTAAGGTTAAGGATAGGTTGTTGTTGAAAGGTAATCGTGCGAGAGGTGTATAAAATTGGCGAGTATTATTAAGTATGCAGGCAGTATATCTCAGACTACTGGTACTGTTTATTCCAGTTTCAGTAATCTTGGTAATTTGAAGAATGGTAGTGATGGTAGTTTAGCGACTACATCTGATGTTAAGGGTAAATCCACTAACCCTAACCGTCCTTCCACCTTATCCTTCACTAACTTTGGTTTTAACTTGCCTACTGGTGCTGAAGTTACTAAAGTAATCGTAACTTATAGGCAGAAGAAAGGTGGTAAGTGCAGTATTGGAGCACCTACCATCAGTCTTTTAGGTGTGTCTGGTTTTAGTGCTACTGGTGTAAGCCCATCAAAGACCACACTCGCCACTTCATCCAAGACCTTTACTGGTTCTGCTTTGACTCGTACCATTGTTAACAGTTCCAGTTTCGGTGTAAAGGTTAATTATCCAAAGAATAGTGGAACTGGCACTGGTACCATTAGTCTCGCCTTTGTGAACATTAAAGTAGAGTATAAAGTGCCAAGTTACAGTTTGAACATTACTAAAGTGAGTGGTGGGTACAATAAGGAAAAGTACACTATTCAATGTAGTATATCCAATAAGAATCTTACATCATATAATCCATCGTTGACTTTGACTGCTCCATCTGGTTTCAGTTTCACCAGTGCTACTGGTAGTGGTACTTATAATAGGGTTAATAATCGTACTATCACTTGGAACCCAAAATTATCTAATAAGATAGGTACTGCCAGTATCAATATGAGTTTTGATGTTAATGTTACTTATCCAGTAGGAACCGATACATATACTGGTACTTTCACAATCGTAGAGAGTCTTTATAGTGGTACAAAGTCTTATACTGCAACCATTACCGAGCGGCCAATAGAGAGTAGCGAAACAGCACCAGACTCTGCACCTATTATTACTAATGATAATAGTCGTGTTGGTGTCAAAGAATGGAATAAACTGATGATTGATGAGGAAACAGTTACTGGCTTCAACCTTGATGATTCTATCCCTCTTATTACATTGTTTGCTTTCCCAGTTACTAGTGATGGAGAAATAATATTACCCGACACTAATACTCCTATACAGTATAAAAGTGGTAATAATTGGAACTCCATTACAAGTAAGGTTGACAGTGATTATAAGGGTATCGTTCGCTTTTATAATCAATTAAATAACATTCATATTAAATGTTCAGAGATTGGTAGATACAAATTAGGATTCTACGAATATAATAGTTATAATTACTGGTCTCCTTATGAAAATGAGACACCAATATGGGAATACTATATTGAATGCCAACCCAGTGAGGAAGATTTAACCATTCCTAACTATACCGTCCTTGCCTTGTCTGATGAGGAAATGG